TGGGGTGTTTTAGATACAGATGCCAATACAACAACTAAAGGCTTGTACGAGAATGCGTCTGTTATTAGCACTACTTACGCCATTACAGCAGGGAACAACGCCATGAGCGCTGGGCCTATTACAGTTAACAGTGGCGTGTCTGTTACCGTCCCTACCGGCTCACGCTGGGTTATTAGTTAAGGTTTATATGGCAATTATATTAAATGGGACAACTGGCATTACAACGCCGGACATTGATTCAACAGCTGGATTTGATGGTGAAGACTTAACGGGGGATGTTGCAGCAGCTCGTATTACTGGAGCATTAAACGCCACAGGCTCTGCGCCTATTTATGCTTGTAGGGCTTGGGTTAACTTCGACGGTACTGGCGCTGTGGCTATTCGTGCAAGTGGGAATGTAAGTTCGATTACGGATAATGGCGTGGGTCTTTATACGGTGAATTTTACAACCGCTATGTCTGACATAAATTATGGCATAAGCGCAATGGCTGATGGAACATATAATGGCACTATTTGCAGTGTAGGTCACGGAGATGGTGACAATACTGCGATGTCAACAGGTAACGTTCGAGTTGAATCCCGTGGTGGAGATAACAGTGGCGGCGGTGCACGAGATGCTACGCAGTACTGCGTAGCCATCTTCCGCTAAAAAAGGAACAATATGAAAAGAATTATCTATCAAACAAACGAAGGTGGCGTTGCCATCATTGTCCCAGCTGACTGCGGATTAACCATTGAACAAATTGCATCCAAAGATGTACCCGCAGGCAAGCCCTACAGCATCGTAGACGTTGCCGACATTCCAACAGACCGCACATTCCGCAACGCATGGGAGATGACATGATTACAGTGAATATAGGAAAAGCCAAAGACATTGCACATGATGTACGCCGCGCTGCTCGTTCAGTTGAGTTTGCTCCGCTGGACATTAAAGCAACCATTCCTTCAGAAGCCGTAGCAGCCGAGGAAGCCCGTGCAGTTGTTCGCACCAAGTATGACGACATGCAAACGGCCATCAATGCGGCAACTACAGCAGACGCAATTAAGGCAGCAATGCCACAGGGGGTTTAATGAGTAAAGTAGCGATAACTGGTAACACCTCCGGCACAGGTGTTTTTACAGTAGCCAGCCCAAACAGCAATGTTGACCGAGTGCTCACGTTGCCTGATGAGAGTGGTACGGTAGATACGTTGCAGCGAAGTGGTAATGTGGTGCAGGTGGTTAATTTCCAGACTGGTGCTTTTGCTACTGGGACTACTATTATTCCACACGACGACACTATCCCTCAGATAACCGAGGGTAACGAGTACATGACGCTGGCAATTACCCCCACCGATGTAAATAACATATTAATTATTCAGGTTAGCATTAGGGGGTCAATGACTGGTGCCAGCTACGTTATGGCTGCACTTTTCCAAGACGCTACAGCAGATGCGTTAGCAGCATCATTGCAGGATATTAACGGAGCAAACTACCCCACGTCCGTAGAATTTACATACACTATGACAGCCGGAACCATTAGCGCCACTACCTTCAAGGTTCGTGCTGGCCCAGATTCCGCTGCGACGTTCTATTTGAACGGTGCTGCTGCAACGCGAAGGTTTGGTGGTGTATCTTCATCCTCAATCACAATCACGGAGTACGCAACATGAATATAACATCCTCCATCCTCCACCTAATCCCCGATGCACAGTTCATGTGTTGGGAAAATGACTACGCCCGTGTAACGTGGAATAACACCAACACCCAACCTCTCCCCTCACTGGCAGACCTTGAGCTTGCGTGGCCTCTAGTACAAGCCAAAGAAGCCCAAGCTGTTATCAACGCAACAGCCCAAGCCTACCTAGCCTCAACAGACTGGATGGTGCTAAGGCAAGCAGATAGTGGCGAGGTTATGCCTAACAACATTAAAGACGCACGCGCTGCGGCTCGACTGGAGATTAAATAATGTCTGAAATAAGCGTAAATAGCATACTAGATGCCAGCGGTGGTGCTACTACGACCATCAACGGCTTCACGCCTACTGTGTCTAACATGGCAGGTAGAAATAAAATTATAAATGGCGGAATGGGTATTGACCAGAGGAACGCTGGGGCGGCGGTTACTACTGCTGGGTCGTTTCCTGTTGACAGGATGCGGATAACTAACATCACAGACGGCGCTTTTTCTGCGCAACAAGACTCGTCTGCCCCATCTGGTTTTATAAATTCCGTAAAAATTACTACTACAACAGCAGATGCAACACTAACCACAACACAAACGCTTCTCTTAGAACATCGCCTTGAAGGTGTAAATACTTACGATTTGGCGTGGGGCACTGCAAGCGCTAAAACAGTTACCCTGTCTTGTTGGGTTCGCAGCTCTTTAACTGGTACTTTTGGTGGTGTTTTACAGAACTCGGCTCAGGATAGAAGCTATCCATTTACTTACTCAATATCTGTTGCTGATACTTGGGAATACAAGACCGTCACAATTCCGGGCGAAACATCAGGAACATGGCTAACAACGAATGGAATAGGGCTAAGAATATCGTTTGGGCTAGGTGCTGGCCCTGACAGAAGCGGCACTGCTGGTGCGTGGGCCGGTGTAAACTATTTTTCAGCCACAGGCGCAGTCTCAGTCATCGGTACTCTTGGCGCAACCTTCTACATCACAGGCGTACAGCTAGAGGCCGGAAGCGTAGCAACCCCTTTTGAGCGTAGGCAGTATGGGCAGGAGTTGGCGTTGTGTCAGAGGTATTACTTTATTTCGCCTAGTGCGCAATATGGGTATCCAAGCCCAAATTCTGGTGGATATGCTTCCGTACAGAATTATCCATTTAAGGTGAGTATGCGGGTTAATCCAACTGCTGTTGTTAGCCATACAAACACGAACAATATCGCGTCGATAAACCAGTACGCTCCAACTGTGGATTCTCACAGCATTCAGGTTGTATCTAGTGTTACAACTAATACAACATGGACATTCATCGGACGCTATTCAGCGGAGCTATAAATCATGTATAAATTATCAGGCACCAGCAGCATCACCCGCCTTGCAGACAACGCAAGCATCCCCAATGACCCAGCCAACACTGACTACGCAGCCTATCTCCTATGGCTCGCAGAAGGCAACACGCCAAAGCCTGCCGACATTCCACCAGAGCCAACATATCAAGAGTTACGTGCCTCAGCATATCCTCCAGCAACTAACTACTTAGACGCTATAGTTAAAGGCGACACAGCACAAGCGCAGGCATACATTGATGAATGTCTGGCAGTAAAGGCTAAGTATCCTAAATGACAGAAAGAACTCACAAAGAGATTTACGATAGATTGTTAGCGGTCGAAACCAAGGTGGATAACCTAGTAGAAGATAGTAAAGAGGTGGTGGCGGCATTCAATGCAGCCCAAGGAGCCTTCACTGTCTTAGGGTGGGTAGCTTCCTTAGCCAAACCTTTGTTATGGATAGGCGGAATGATTGCAGCATTCGGGATACTATATTCAGAAATTAAATCAGGAAGATAAATGAACAAAGCTGACGAGAAAGCCCTTGGGGGTCTTCACGGTCAGCTTGCCGAAATCCTAAGCCAAGCAATTGGTCAGGAGTATGTGGACGGAGACGGGAACAAGATTCCCCCTCCTGCCGCTATCTTGAACGTCGCACGACAGTTCTTGAAAGACAACCGCATAGAAGCGCAAGCTGTCCAAGGCTCACCCCTAGCAGGGTTAGCAGACCTCCCAGTATTCGATGATGACAACATCATCCCACTCCGCTCTAGTAAATGACCGTACACCCAATCCAGCAGGATTTCAGGAAGTTCGTTTACCACATATGGAAAGAGCTAAACCTCCCCGACCCCACCCCCGTTCAATACGACATCGCACACTACCTCCAGCATGCTGAGAGACGTTCGGTTATCGAAGCGTTCCGAGGCGTGGGTAAGTCGTGGCTCACATCAGCATTTGTATGCTGGCTACTACTCAACAACCCACAACTAAAGATCCTAGTGGTCTCAGCTTC